AGGCCCCCTGTGGCGAAGCGGGCCACCATCCCGCCGCCGCTGGCCGCCGCGACGGCCGTCTGCACGCCACTGGTAGTCGTGGCCGGGACCGCGAGTTGGCTGAGCGCCTGCTGTTCGTGCGGATTCAAGACGACTTCGCCAGGGGTCAGGAGCGCCGGGACCGAACCCGTAATCGCACTGGTCGGCGCGGTCGGTAACCACGGCACGCCCGTCGTCGTTGCCGGGACGAGTTGTTGATTGAAGAGACGGTCCACCGTATCGTGATGTTGCGCGGGGATGGTCTCAAGGAGTGCCTGCTGCTGCGGCCGGTTGAGCACCATCTGACCGGGTGTCAGTCGCGAGAACACCGTATCGGTGCCCCAGCTCGGCACCTTGCCGGCGAAGAGGCCGTCGCTCGTCGGGCCGCCTCCCGCGAACCGCTTGACCGTGAACGGCAGCACGAGGCCGCCAGACGCTGCGCGCGCGACGCGTTCGGGCTCCACGCGTCTGAACGGCAGGACCACGCCACCACCGCTCGATACGGGGCCACCGAGCGCGAAGCGTCGCACACTGAAGGGCAGCACCACGCCCCCACTGGCGGCGACGCCGGGCGGCTTGCCGCCGGGATAAAAGGTGTAGGTCTCGCCATTGGGACCCTTCGACGTCGTACTCGTATGCTTCTCCTCGACGTCGACGGTGACTTTCTTCGGAATCTTGTCGATGGCCGTCGTGATGCGACCACCCATCGTTTCGCCCTTCGTAGCCGCATCATCCAGCGAGCCGCTGAATTGTGTCTTGATGACGTCCGTGAGGGTCTGGATGGCCGTCGTCAGATCGCCGGTGACCTGCTCCATCGTCTTGCCGAAGGTCAGGCCCGTGTCCGACATGTTGCCGATCTTCTTCCCCGACTCATCGAACAACTGGCCGCTGTCAATCGCTGCCTGCAAGACCGGCTTCATGGACTCGGGGACTTCGACGCCCGCCTTTTTCGCCTTCAGGTAGAAATCTTCGATCTTCGCACCCATGCCGCCAGTGATCGAATCGAGATTGCTGAAGACGTCGGTGAGCGGCGTGCCAGCGGAGACGGCCTTGTTGATCGCGTCGGACATCCCAGTGCCCATCACGGCATTCAGGTCTGGGAAGATCGCCTTCAATTCGTTGAAGTCGCCGATCAGTTCCGTCGCGCCTTCGTTGATCTTCTGCTGCTTAAATGCAGTGCCGGCTTTGGTCCAGTCGAGGCCGTACTTCTCGATCAGTTTGTTTTGCTTGTCAAACTTATTGGCTTGGTTATCGAGTTCCTGATTGATGTCTTTCAGGCCCTGCTCATACTCCTCAAGCGTCTTCGCATTGAACGTCCTATCGAGCGCCGCTTTCAACTCCGGGGTGATCTGGTGGATCGTCGTGAAGCGCTTCGACAAATCCTGCACGCCGAGGCTGAGGTCCTTCACGCGCTGTTTGTTGTTGCCAATCGCGGTATTGAGGGCATTGACCGCCGCCGTGTACTGCTCGGCGTTTTTCGCATTCAGCAGGTTCTGCACGAGCTTCAGCGAACCGGTCGCGGCGAAGGCTTGTTTGTTCAGTTCACCTAAGCCACCAGCCATCTGCACGTAGGCTTCGCGTTCGCGGTTGACCTGTTTTTCCGCGCCCGCCCCACCGAATAAGCCACGGAGAAATCCGATCCCTCCTCCAATGGCCGCACCCACGGCCGTCCCTACCCCTGGAATGACGCTGCCAATAGATGCCCCAGTCAGCGCCCCACCGATAGTGCGGGACGCTGTGCTGCCTTTCGACGTCGCCTGCGCGACAGCCCCCGCTCCCGCAAATAGCGCAGCGGCTTTTCCAGCCTTCGATTCCGCATCGCTGAATTCCTGCGCGGCTTCGATCGCGAGATTGAACGACGTGATGACGTTGCCGATCTCATCAGCGATGGCGCTGAACACCCCGCCGGTCGTTTGGCCGATGGTGGCAAAGGCACTGGCCAGTTTCTGGATTTCACTCTTCGTGATCCCGAGTTTGGAATTGAACAGATTGGGATACCTGGCGAGCTCTTGCCAGTGCGCGAGCCACCGCTTTTCATCGTCGGTGAGTTCTTCACGCGAGTGCTGGAAGTAGGCATCTTCCGCCGTCTGAATATTGGCGAACCCTTGCTGCGCGGCCGGCACGATCTCGTCGCGATAGACCTCTTCCCAGTTACCGCCGGTTTCTCTCAGTTTTTCGTATTGGTCGAGTTGCCACTGCGACAGCGCGCGGCGCTGCTGGTCGAATGAACTGAGCGACGTCTTTGCCAGTTCATCGTCCAGTTTGTCCTGGCCGGCTTTGCCGATCTTGTTGCGCTCGACCCAGAATTTCACCCACTGAATACTCGCGTCACCCAGCCGTTTTTCTTCTTCCTTGTCGAATTTCTCGACCGACTTCTGCGCAGCATCGAGGGATTTTGTGAGGGTCTCGTCAAGGTTCAACTGATCGAAGGCGTCGGCAATCCGCTGCACATCGGCCGGCACCGACACACCCATTGCGCGCGCCTTTTTGGCAGCATCGCTGAAGCTCTTCCCGAAGACGTCCAGTTGCGCTTTGAACTGGTCCCCTTCCTTGAATCCGCCGATCTCCTGGCTCATCTTCGCCAGTTGGGCCGCGAATTCTTCCTGGGCGGTCTTCGCGACCTTCGTGGCCGCTCCACCCACTTTCACTTTCTCGGACAGGGCTTGAACGGCGGTACTCGCGTTGTAGAGCTGTGGCCAGTATTCTTTTAGGATGGCGGTGACCTCGCTCACGTTTCTCCCGTGTTGGAGGGCGGCGACTGCCACCTTCCGCTGAGCGACGGTCAGGTCATCGGAGCGCTTCACCGTCTCCTGCATGGCGAGCGCAAATTTCTCAGTCTCCGGCAATTCTGAAGCGGTGGGCAGTTGGCGCCCAGTCTTCCCCCCGACACCCGGTAACGGCGTCGGCAGAAGATTCGGTGGCGGTGGGGCGATCTTCAGTTGTTCGGCGTTGAAGTTCTTCAGCGCATCGGTCGCGAGGTTTTCGCGCAACGCGAGTTGCTCGAAAAACGTAATCAGTTCGCCGGCGACGGGATCGCCCGCCAATCCCAACAGCCGACCCCACGTCGTGTGATATTTATTGGCGTTTTCGTCGGCGTCTTTCGTGGCCTCCTGCAGGTCGCGCATCGCCTTGATCGCGAGCGGTGCGGTGACGATGAACCCGCCGACGGCTTCCTTGACGTTGTCCCACGAATTCGCGATTTGCTGAACTTTGCCGGAGTAGGTGTCCAGTTGCGCGGTCGCGGCGCCGCCAAACCGTTTATTGACTTCGTCGAGTACCGCATCCAAGCCGCGCGCTTCGACCGCTGCCGCCGAGACCTGGATCCCATACCGTCGCAACGACGTGACGTTGCCTTCCGCCGCTTTGGAGACCGCCAGCGCGGCCGTGTGCAGGTCGATGCCCATCCCGGCCGAGAGATTGGTGACGGCCGCAAGGGCCTTCTCCATCTCTTTCGGCATGACGCCACCGATTTGCGTCAGCAGCGCTTCGGTGGACGTGATCAGGTCATCACTGAACGTGGTGGTGTTCTGGAACTGTGCGGCGAGTTCGTTGTAACTCTTGATGACGTCCGGTGTGGCCTGCCCCTGCGCGCGGAGCGCCGAGGTCAGACGCGATTGGCCGGCTTCGGCATGCGCAAAGGCTTCGACCGATGACTTGATAAATTCGACGAGCGTTTCATAGGCCCGCTCGACGGTGTGGATCACCGCCTCGGCGGAAATAAACCCGAGCGCCGTGGACAAGACGGCATCTTTGAGATGGGAGAGATAATCCAGGAGCGGCGATTGCGCGACGTGATCCGCGCTCGCGCGTAATTCCTCCTGTCGGTCCCGTAGCTCTTTGGCTTTCTGTGAAACTTGATCGAACCGGACCCCGGTCTCGCCGATGGCTTGCATTTTGGCCACGGCTTCTTGCATCAGGGAGCCGGCGTGTTGCAGTTCGGACCCGGTGAGTTTGGCGACCCCGCCGATCTGGTCGATCGCTTTCGCGGTCAACTCGGCTTCGGCGATGATTTTCTTGCCGGAGAACGCGTCCGTCATCCGGGCAAAGGCCGCGTTGGTTTCGTCTTGATTTTTCCGCAGAACGGCGGCGGCGGCGGAAATCTCTTTATACTCGGGCGGTATTTTGGACGATTCGACGCCCATCGCACGGAGCTTCTCGGCGGCTTCGTCGGTCGTTCGCCCCGCGCGTTCGAGTTCGGCGTCGGTGAGGTGCGTGACCCCGCCGATCTTCGCGATGGCCTCGACGGTCAGGTCGGCTTGCTCGACGATCTTCTCGCCCGAAAACGCCGACACCATGCGCCCGAGCGCATCGTTGGTTTTTTCCTGCTCGCCCCGCGCGTCCGCCGCCGCTTTGGAAATGGCCTGATAGGCTTCGGGCGCGTCCTTCCCATACGCCTGCAGCTTGGCGGACGCTTCGTCCACGACCGCGCCGGCCTTCTGGAGTTCATCGAAGGTGAGGTGGGCGGCCCCGCCGATCTTGGCGATTGCTTCGACGGTGAGGTCGGCTTGCTCGATGATCTTCTCACCCGAATACGCCCCGACCATCTGCTCGAGCGCGTCGTTGGTCTGTTCCTGCTGGGACCGGAGTTCCGTGGTCGCTTTGGTAATCGCCTGGAAGGACTCGGGGACGTCCTGCCCCATCGCTTGCAGTTTGGTCGACGCCTCATCGATGAGCGCGCCGACCTTCGCAAGTTCTGTAGCGGTGAGTTTGCTGGTGCCGCCGACATTCTCGATGGCCTTCGCGGCAATCGTGGCCTGCTCGATGATGTCGCGACCGCTGAACTGGTCGGTCGCTTTGCTGAGCGCGTCCCCGAGCTTCTTCGCGTCCCCTTCGAATCCACGCAGCTTCACCTGCGCCTGGTCGACGGCGCGATAGAAGTCGGAGAAGTCCGCGCTAAAGGATCCTTGGAGCGCCATTTACATCATGTCGTCAAGGTCGTCGTCCCCACTCGTCGCCACTTCGTCATTGATCCACTCGACCAGTGCTTCATAGACATCGGCATCGAGTTCGTCCACCCACTCATACCGCCATCGCATCAAGCGGCAGATTCTGAAGTTGGAGCGGAGGCGGTTTCCGAACTCTTCACTTTTTTTTCCGCGTCACGCTCCGCGTTCATCGCGGTCTCGTGCGCCGCCACCGCCTGCGCGATTTCGTTGAAGCTCTCGAGGTCCAGATTGTCCAGCGCCTCACCAATGACTTCCGGTGACGCCGGCTGTCCGAACTCTCCCGTGATCGGTTGGTCGGTAAAACTCCAGTTGACCAGATATGCCATCACCTGGCTGCGGCCCACCTGAAACGGATCAAGCTCGAACGGCTTCCCCGCTTCCGCCGTCTTCACCATCCGCGTGTAGACCCGTCTCGCTTCGCCGGCATTGAGCCGCTTCTTCACATCGATCCAGTCGCCGTCCGAAATATTGATCCGCACCGTTTCGGGGCGGACCACACGCGATCCCATACACACTCTCCCTATCGTTCGATTTGTTCTAACGTCGCTTTGATGGCGCCAGGCGCGAGAAAGTCAATCGACTTCACCGGCCACAGAAAAAACCCGCTCGGGCGCGGCACCGCCAGAATCAACGGCTTCTGCCGCGCAAAGAACGGATCGATCCGCGCCACCGTCCCCGAGAGTTGCCAACTCGCTTTGCCCGTCAACGTCGGGAAGCCGTGCTTCCCCGCGACCATCGGATGCTGCTTCAGCACACGCCAGTGCGTGAGCTCCACCGCCGTCCGATAGCCAAAGAGAATCGCCGCCTTCCCGCCGTGAAGATTTGCGCGGCTGAACACTGGCAACACGCTCCGATTGCTATATACTCACGCCGTGGCGAAGATGGGCCGACCGCCCGTACCTCGACATCCCTGCTCTGTCTGCGGTCAACCCGTCAAACAGAACCGATGCGATGTGTGCTCACGTGCGTGCGCGAACAAACTCCGCATCCGCCCGATGCTCGAGCGCTTCCACGACAACTACGAACGAGGCGATCCGTCCGCGTGCTGGCCGTGGACAGGCGCGCGACATTACACGGGGTATGGCGTCATCGCTGATGAACACAATCAACAACACCGGGCGACTCGGATTGCCTACGAACTAGCGCATGGTCCGATTCCGCCCGGACGCCATGTCTGTCACCGATGCGATAACCCGCCGTGCGTAAACCCCGCGCACCTCTTCGTCGGTCGTCCTGCCGACAACACGGCAGACGCAGTTCGAAAAGGCCGCTGGGCGGTTGGCACGAAGAAAGTCAACGCCAAGCTGACAGACGCCGACGTGCGCGCGATTCGCGCTTCGACATTGACCTATAAGGAACTTGCCCTGAAGTTCAATGTCTCGAAGCAACTGATATGCTTCATTCGCACGCGTCGCGCGTGGAAGCATATCAGGTAAGTTATTGAAAACAAGTGACTTACGTCACGGCATCTGCCATGGACCTGCCGCTCTGAAATTTCCAGTTAACTTGGGCGCTGCAAGAGAACAGGAAATATCGGCGTCCATATAAGCCAATCCATAAAACGTGTACGCCTCGGTGGTATTTGGCGAAAGCGTGAGGCCACCCGGCGTTGCCTGCGTGGTCGCGTTGACCAACGTCATATCCGAGCTGTTCCAAAAACCTCCAACCGTACCGCTCAAATCCCTGAGCCCAGGTACGTACACTTTATTGGTATCGGTGCCTGTTGTTATGAATAGACTCAGCTACTCAGGGTGGTCATTTCTGCCACCCTCTCACGGTTCGAATTCCCGTGAGAGCGGACTATCGCATCACCCGACAATGTCGGGGCCTCTGGGCTTAGTCTCTCAGGCTGCACGGCTTTCGCCTGCTTGCCCCCTGTTTGCGTCACAGCATCCAAGTCAATCACCAGAAGTGTTTGCTCCACGCTTACGCGCGGAGAGCTCCAACGTCGAAGCAGCTGACATCCTCGAAGTCCTGTTTCATCGACAACGTCCACGCATTCAGTGATGCGATGACGGTCGTACCGAATGGACTCGCTGCGTTGGGATCCCAAGCAACTGAGCCATTCCTGCCCGTGAGAATAGCCAAAACACACCTTCCTTCTCAGATACACGTTGTGGGTTAGGAGAGACGACGAGCGAGAGAGGATTGGACGCGACGGAGTGTCGCGAGAGGCAGGCACACGTGCCCTGTGAGGTGTCGGGTCTGCCCATAAAGCTGCTCGGTCTCCGTCGGCGCCGGGGTTTCCACGAGCCCTACCCAAGGGTTCGAGACGCAAAGAAAAAGGACCGCGCCATCGACGTCCTACAATCCAGCTCCCCAGCGGAGTTGGCCGTCGCATGCGCGGTCCCTTTCCGTGCGCCCTTTGTCGTCTGGCGGATGTAGGGGGCATCCGTGTCCACGGAAGCGCTAACCTCCGTGCGAGCCAGCCGTCAAAACATCGTCTTTACTCGTTAATTGTGCGCCTTAAACCGCCTCCGCCTCATCTTTTTTTACGACGGCGAGAACAAAGGGAACCGACCACCGCCAACGTCCAAGCTCGTCGTGGTGCGCGCGGTCCCTTTCGTCCCCATGCACCAATGCTGGTGCAGAGTGCGTTCAGGCGTGCCAGGCCCGCCAGAGGCCGTCCAGCGCCATCGTCGTCAACAGGACGATGAGCAGGACCATCAGCCAGTTCTCGACGCCCAGCGCGATGTAGACCGCCGCAATCGGGACGAGGAGCGCCCCCACGACGGCATAGTCCTGCGCCAAGGTCTTGGCTAGTGACTGACTTTGAACAACAACCAGATCGCGGCCCCGGCCACGACCAGAATAATGACCAGATGCATTCAGGGAGTCTCGATTCGCATCCACAAATACGGCCCAGTGAAACTCATACGTCGCGGGAGGAAGTCGACTGCCGCTACGAAGGGCGTCCAGCGTGTCGGTGGGCGGCGGCGCGTCCATCGGCGAATGAAACCGTCCCGGCCATTGTGCGCCGTTTGTCGGCGTTTGACGCGGCCTTTCTGTCGAATGCCTAAAACTATGTCGGCGTCATCCGGACGCGGTAGTAGCCGCCGCGAGATTGCCAGCGAATCGAGGCGTCGGACGGGTCCACGGTCGTGATGTCCACGTGCCGGTCAATCGTCGTTTCCATCCAGGTGTAGTTCGCGACGGTCAAGGGTTGGTTGTCCAGTAACGCTTCAATCCGGAGTGCCGCCTGCCGGACATCCACGCCGCTCGACGCAAGTGCTACCGCGAGAATGAGATACGTCGCTTCTTCGTAGGCGACGCCGCTGCCGGCGACGGCCGGCTCGGCGAACATCCCCGCCCGCGTGCTGTCGGCCAGCGAGAGCTTCACGAACTTCGTGGCGTTCTGCGGGGCGATGTCCCACGCGACTCCGTCGGTCATCAGGCCCATGAGGGTGCCATCGGCCATGAGCTTCTGGACGATGGCCGCGCGGATGGCGAAGAAGTCAGGCAGCGCCATCGCGAATCACCTTCAGCTTCATCCCTTCGTCCAGAATGACCACCTTGTGCCTCGGCCAGACTTCCTGAGCGACCCCCAAGATGTGCACACGATCCTGTTCGGAGAGTTGCTCGTCCGTTTCAATGACAATCACGTCGGTTGGTTGCAGGCTGGCGACCGATACCGTCGGAAGTGTTTTCGCGCTCAACCGAGCCTTCCACGCGTCGAGTCGGCTCATGCGGCCACGTCCTCGTCTCCGGTGACGCGGAGGCCGGCCTTGACGAGCAGATCCGCGAGCTTGGCATACATCTCGCGCCGATGGCGCATACAGGTCGGAATGACCGCGTGGAGCGGCTCGATGACTCCACGAATCCAGCCGTGGCGCGTGCGCCGAATCTCTGTTCCAACCTCAAACATATTCGCGTACCCAGACGCACTCACGAGACGCGCCCGCACTCGATAGGGCTCCGTCTCGACGTCCACCCGGACTTTGGAAATCAGATCGTTCATCGTGCCCGGCTCGCCCTTGTGCGGATAGGTCGCGTAAATCTGTTTCGCTTCGGCGGCGGCCGCGTTGGCCGCTTCGACCACGATGGTGTTCGCCTCAGCGATGAGATCATCCGGCAGCCGCTTGAGTTCAGCTTTGAACTCGTCCATGCCGGTAAACGTGAATTTGACGCTGTTCATGTGACCACCTCCGCCGCGACGATCAGGAGTTCGGCCGCGAGCCCGTCCGGGTCGGTGACGTTCAACACGTTGGCGACGTGCACCTTGCCGGCGCGGTCGGTCCAGGTCAAACGCGTCTTCAGATCCACGTCCCGGTGATACCGCATCTGGATGATGTGCGAGGCTTCGCTCAGGATCGTGCCAGAGACGAGCCGCTCGAGGGTGCGCTGCGACGCCGAATCGATCGCGGCTTTGGCCGTCGGCGGGGTCAACGCGGCGAAGGTCTCCGTAAACCCACCTTCGTTGTCGCTCACCGACACTGGACGCTCCAAGGTAATCGTGTGCCGCATGCGGCCGAGGGGTAAGGTCATCGGATGATCCCCAACCCCATCGCCACCATGTATAACGTGGCGCCGATCACGAGACACCATTCCCAGCCGACGGGCGCGCGCACAATGATGCCCCTCATACGCCCCACTCCAGCGAATTCACGCGCGGACGCGTGGATGGTAGCGAGGCATACTTGAATTGTTCCAAGAGGGCATGTAGAGGCTTCGGCAAATCGGCACTCGCCCGGTCATCGTCGTCCCCTCGATGTCGGTCGAAATGCGACACCAGCATGCAGATCGTCCCACGTACCAGCTCGGGAATCTCAGCCTCCGTCGCGCCGTAGCCGGCCAGATAGCGGATCCGTAAGCCCGTGCCACCTGTCGGCCACGTGTACCCGCTAACAGGTGACACCCAACCAGGCCGTGCATACGTGCCAGTCGGCGCCTCGACCGTCCAATACACCGTTTCTGGTGAGGCCCCATCGCTGAACGGCACCGTGGCGCCGGCGCTGTTCATGTAGGTGATGCTTACGACATCTTGCAGAGGCGGACGTGGTAATTCAATCCGAGGCACCCGCCACGGCGTCGTGATCATCGCCCCCGGCCACGTCTCAAACAGCGCCTCGCGGGTCGCGAGCCCGACCTGTCGGCCCGTATACGCTTCGAAATACTGCGTCGCTGCCTGAATCCACAGCTCCAGCAGATGGTCTTCGCTGTGGTCGATCGCGCGCACATGGTCACGCACAAACTCGATACTGACCGGCAACGCGTCGGGGGGCGTAATCAGCGAGTCGACAATGTCGATGCGGGTGTCCATCGTGCGTTACCGTCCAATATACTGGTTCTTCTCGGGCTTCTCGCCCATGCCGCCGATCGCTTCATGGTTGGTCCGCGAGAAGTAAAAGCCGACGATCGTGCCAAACGCCACGGCGATGATCGTCGGCACGGCGGCTTTGTCATAGACCATCGAGTAGACGCCGCTACCCATCGTCGCGAAGACCACCGCAATGGCAATCGTCGCCTGCGTGTATTCCCAGATCAGATTGATCCGGCGCTGTCCCGCCTTCGTCAGGTCTTCCTGGACCGTCGTCGTCGGCGGCAGCGACGGTTGACGCGTTTCCGAGTGGATGGCAATGTCCTGTCGCGGTACGTTCGCCGTCACAGTGGTCGTGCCTGGTATTTCGGTTGATGCGACGCCTTCCATTTATTTCCCTCGCTTGCTGGCCACGCGACGCGCAAATCCTTTCGTCGCGTAATAGGCTTTCACTTGACGGGCCGTAAAGGTCCGCCCGCTCGGCGATTTGTATTTATTCGAACGACCGATGCGCTTAAACGGCGACACGCGTGACCTCCCACTCGGTCAGGATCTGGCGATAGCGGTCGGCGATTGCAGTCAGCGTAAACTGCGGCGCGAGCGTCAGACAGTGCTCATACGCCAATTGCCGCCGCGCATGATCCCGCCAACTATCCAACGCTGGTCCCAACGCATCGACGCGCTCGACGATGGTGCCTGGCGCCGAGATTTCTTCCATCGCACTCGACGCCTGCGTCAGCATCGGGCGACCGGCCGCGATCGCGTTCACGAGTTTGACCCCGCTCTTCCAATGCCTGGGCATCCAGCCATCCCACGGGCCATCGCGAAAGGCGACGAGGAGATCGGCCTGGCGCAGATCGGGCGGGTTCAGGAGGAACGTCCAGCCACGCGCTTTGCACGCCTGCTCGAGCGCCTCCCGCCATTTGCCGAGATACGAGACGTTGCCTTCATAGGCGACGACGCGCACCGACGGCTGTGGCGGGGCGGGCGTCAGATACGCCCAGCTATGATGCGGCAGATAACTCCCACGGCACGCGAAGGCCATGTGTTTCGTCGCGCCAATCGTCAGGGCGGGCCGCACGACCGCCAGCGTATTCGTGAGCTTCTGACGCGCTGCGGCTTCCGTGCAGGGGTTGTCCAGTGGTTGACTCCAGAAGTCCAACGCATCCCAGATGATGGGCACGTGGGAACGGTGCACGATGGGGGCCAATCGAATCGCGGGTTTCTTAATCAGGACGCACAGATCGGCCCAGCGGAAGTCATCAGCGGTCGGCTCCGACAGCACGCGCGCTCCGAGCGCCGCACCAAGCTGGTGACCGCGCATCGTGTACGACCCTTTACCCGCGCCGACCATCAGGAGATTCATCTCGGCACCCAGACCGCATCGCAGCCCGCTTTCACGGCGAAGCGATACCCATGCTGCTCGAGCCACGTCTGCGGCCCATCCGCCGCGATCCCAAACTTCATCCAGAGTCGCTTGTTCTCGTGGAGAATCACCGGCTTGCAGCGGTTGATCGTTTTCTCGGCGCCCTGCAGCACGAAGAGTTCGCTGCCTTCGACGTCGGCTTTGAGGAATCCCAACGTGTCCAGTTCGAAACTATCGAGCGTCTCGACGCGCACCGTGCGGTCGGCGTCGCGGTCCAACGAGATATGCCTGGCCCCGGTATTCTGCAGTTGCTGATGTTTGGCGTCGAGCACGAGCGCGACCTTGCTACGGCGATGGCCGAGCGCCACGTTGTAGCTCTCGACATTGGACATCCCGAAGTGCTCGATATTCGCGAGGAGGGCTTCGTAGGTATCCGGGGCCGGTTCAAACGCGAGGACGTGGCCGAAGTCGCGCGCCATCCACCGGGTCCACGTGCCACAGTGCGACCCCGCATCGACCGCACACGACCAGTTGGTAATAAAGGGGCGCGCGGCTTCGTAGTTGTCCCGCTGATACGAGCCATCGGGACGCAGCGAATCCCACATGTGTACGTCGGCATCCGGGAACCAGAACCCCGTCGGATGCTGTTTCATGCGGACACCTGCAGCGGATGCGGATGCAAGTGGTCGACGAACGCAAAGAGATCGCGTTTGCGCCTCGCGCGAAAATCGAGCAGTGGCACCGTCGGCGCGGTCATCCCTTCGCCGGCGAGGAGCTTATTGTGCGCACGACTGGAAAAGGAATCGAGGACGCTGCCGACTTCGACAAAGCGCACGTGTAATCCGTGAACATCTTTCGGTTCGAGCGACAACGGCGCGAGGAGCATCTCGAGCGGCACGGTGTCGGCTCCCCAGCGAATCGTCGCCTCCGGAAGTCCGCGCGCAAGCGCGAGGGCCTTGGTATAAAACGCCACGAGCCGGTCCTTCGCCCGATGTCGCCACCACTGCACGCTGTTGAGAATCGGCCGCCCACGATGCTTCTCGTCGGCCCGATAGATAATGCCCAGATCGTGCGTGAACCAGGGCGCGAGATCGTGAAACACCATCACGTCCGGGGAGACCAGCACCGTGTCCCGGTCGAAGTCGTCGCTCCGGAGATAGGCGAGGGAGACTTCCAAAATCCACAGCATCAGATGCGGTTCTGCCGTGGGATACCGAAAGGCCGGAATCGGGAGCGTCGTCTCGAGGTCCGTCAACGCGACCGTCTCGACGTCGCAGGACTCGCGCACGGTGGTTTGGAGATAGAACAAGGCGCGCGGCCAATCAAAGGTGCCAAGGTCCAGATGATGCGGACTCTCCGGGGCAAAGGGCCGATACGGACTCACCACGCGGTAGGTCAGCATGGCGGACGCTCCAGATAATAGATGCGCTCGGGATGCTTGGTCTGGACGGCCATGTCGCTCTTGAGCCAGGCACCCATCACCAACCTGAGATCGTCTGGACAGAAATTGATGACCGGCCAGCCACTCTTCGTCCGCACCACATGCGTCGTCTCGGCGTCGGGCGTGAAGGTGATCACGACGGCCCGCCAGAGACACGTCTGTTTCATGTTGCGCAGAATCTGATCCCATTGCCGGTTGTGGTCGAGCACATGCCGGATCAGCACGCCATCGCTTTGCAACTGGCAGGGCGCGACAATGTCCGCCACCCACGTCGTGGGATAGCCTTGCGGCGTCCCGTCAATCACGGCGTAGTTCACCGTCGGTGGCAGATAGGCTCGGAACGCGCCGGTCGAGCCACCCCAGTCGGCCACGGTTTCACAGCCGCTGAGCCATCCGGCCGCGAGCGTATACGTCGTCGCCGTCCCATACGACGGATGCTGCAGGTTCGGCCCCCACGCCACTTTGGTCGCGTGCGGGGTCATGCGGGCACCGCCTCCAGCGGGAAGGTCCGACGCCAGAGGTCAAAGGCCACTTGCATATTCCCGTCATACTTCCGCCGGTTCCGAAAGTCGAGCACTGGCCGTCTCGGACCCCCGCAGAGAAACCGGCCATTCAGCGCTTCCCGCTGATGCTGCGAGGTCCACTCTTCGATAATGTTGGTCGCCGGCAGAAAGGCCACGCGACAGCCGTGGCGGACGTGGTAATTGTTCTCGAGCGGTTCCAAACAATCGCGCAGGGCGAACCCATCGGCCCCCCAGCGAATCGAGCCTTCGGACATCGTGCGCGCGGTCTCCAGCACGAACTCATAGAAGGCGATGAGTTGCGCTTTCCCGCGATGCCGCCAGAACTGGACCCCGTTGAGAATCCGCATCCCGTTCGGCCGTCGGGGAGGTTTCCGCAAACAGACGGCCAGGTCCGCCTCCGTGAAGTAGGGGCGCAGGTCTTTGACGATCAACTGGTCCACATCCAGCATTACGGTATCGCGGTCGAAGTTATCGGATCGCAGATACGCGACGCAGACCTCGAGGAGCCACAGCATCAGCCGTGTTTCTGTCGTGTCATACCTGAGCGTCGGAATCGGGAGATGACTCGTCTGGTCGGTCAGCGCGAACACCGAGACGTTATTGGAAATCTGCGCCGACTCGTTCAAGAGCGACAATGCGCCCATCCAGAAGTCCGCGCCGAGTGTCTGATGGGTGTGCGTCTCCAGCGGGCACGGCTTGAACGGCGCCACCAAGCGGATCCGGCGAACAGCTTTCATACGGCCATCAATTCTTTGAGCCATCGCCAGCAGGCACGCGCTTCATAGGTGGTGGCAGCCCACTGAAAGTAGGCCAAGTTAATGAGCAGTTTGTCTCGGAGCGCCAGCGGCAACGGCGCGAGATCCTTCGCATACTCAGACGGACAAATCGCTGCGGCCGCCCCGTCGCGACACACCACCGGTAACCCGAGCCGTAACGCATCGACCGCCACGTTGCTGTGCCACGTCATCACGAGACTCGCGCGCGTGAGCACGTAATCAATACTGGCCGCGTCCGACGCGAGCAGGCTGCCTTTGGTCGCGTCGCCAATCCCACGCTTGCGTCGATAGATGACTTTTCGCCCGTCGCGCAGACAGGCATCCGTCATCGCTTGTTCCCACGCGAAGACCGCGTCGGACCCGTACTGCTGCTTCGCTTTGACCCCGATGCCCGCGATAATGACCGGACCTTTCGGATCCCAGACCTCGGCGCGGACAACCTTGTCGGCGGTGTAGCGGTCGTCGGGCCAGTCTCGACGCATGACCCACTGCTGTGGGTGCGGCGCGTCAATCGAGACACGAATCTTCGTATCGCGCTTCCAATACGCCAAGTCCAGCGCGAGCACATGCCCGCCATTCGACAGATGCCGGTCCATGACCGCTCGACGCACTGGATCGCCCGGCCCCCATAAGAGAACCCACTCGGCGTCGCCGCTGTACTGGGTGGTGGTCGTGACATCGATACCTTCCATGACTGCGACATCGCGCAGATACCGGAGATGCTTGCGAGCTCTATCAGACGCTCCTGGAAACTCCAGCAGTTCAACCGATGTCCGCGTGGCCGTGGCAACCGTCACGCGGTGACTCCTAGCCGACCAATGTCGCTATCCCCCATCGGCCGCCGCATGTCGTGATATTCCGCCCACCAATCGGCCGCGTGATCGCACTCGGCGTAATTGGAAAAGCATGGCGCCCCGAGGGTGTAATGGAGCACCTTCGCGTGGTCGTTGTGCGCGTATTCACCCACCAGCCAATTCCACGAGAGCGGCAAACTACCAATCTGGTTATCGTCGATCCAGGCGAAGCGATGCAGTTCCAGTCCAGTCGCACGATTCACATACTCCGGTGACAACGCCGTGCATTTCGCATTATCGAAAATGAGAAACGATGTCCAGTTCTTCCTCGGATAACTTGTTTGCGGCTGCTGAAGAAACTTGACCGTCGATAACGGCGTGTAGTCGTGCTGACAGCAATAGACCGCCTTCCCAGGTTGCGCCATCACATGCAGCATCACGTCGATGATGTCGACGCGGCAGATCATGTCTGGGTCAGCGAAGAGCGAATAGCCACAGTAATCAGAAAGAAAGGGCACTAGGAAACGTGTCAGCGAAAACTCTGTCGATTCCGTCGGCCCACGCTCGCGCGTATAGAGTCGGTCCACCGACTGTCGCGTCAGGGGCGTAATACTCACCGGCACGGACGCGCGGCGCAGAATCGAGTGACACATCACCGCATAGGTCAGGGGTTCACGCCGATCGCTGCCGACGTACACGCGCAACGGTTCATTCATGCTGGCACCAGCGCGAGCGCATCCTCGAGCGCCACACGCGGAAAGGTCCTGAGTTCAGTCTCACGACTGGCGTTGACGACGTCGATGTTTCGTTCGACCAGCGGCGCGACGAGAGAATCAAAGAACGGGATGAAGGCGGCGACGGGTGGCGGGATGCCGTGCTGGTGCTCACCGAACCAATGGTGGCCTCGTGCCGTACTCATATCGAAGCCAAGCAGCACAATCCGGCGTGCGCCGAGATGAACCGCGACGCAGATGGCCTGGTATCCGGAATTCCTGCCGGTTCTCAGACAGGACGGATCAGGATCAAAGCCACTCTCGCCCGTGTTTTTGAGCACGGTCGCCCACTGCGCGGCACGCGGGTCAAGCGTGTAGCGCAATCCGGTATAGGCTGTGAGATTCGGTCCCGCACTCGACCACCAACGTGAGGCGTCTGCCCCTGCGCCGTATAAGCAGTCAGCCCACGGCGCATAAGAAATCGTGTGCTTGACGGCGATGACCTTCGCGCGTCCCTGACAGAACTCCACGTCTGCGCGCGTCAGACTCGGACCGCTGCCGAGAATCACCACCGTTGACTCTGACCACAGCTTCTCGACGCGGCCGAATTCAGAAGCCATTACGACTGCCGATACAAGCGCCCATCCGTGCCTTTTTCGCCCTTTGGTCCTTGCGGTCCTTGCGGTCCTGGTTTCCCATCGCCCCCATGCTTGACGACCAACCGCCATGCCTTGCTGCCGCTGCCAGGACGCTCACCGCTCGAGGCTTTCAACGCCATCCAGATCGAGCCGTTCATCTGCACAAGGTCGTGCTCTTCATACGCGAGATGCTCGCGCCAGACGGGCTCGTCCGGTGCGGGAAAGAGCGGCACAGGAAAGACCACTGGGTAGTTCCGCACCACGTCGCCCTTGACGAACGAAAAGGTCACGGTGCGTTTACCGTCGTGCTCGACGACGAGATCATCGAAGCCGACGCCATCCTTGCCGTCTTTGCCGTCTTGGGGTTTCGGCATCGCGGCGACGAGTTCCTTCACCTGTCGCTGCACCGCATCCGGATCCACGTCTCGGCCAACGACACGACCAACCGTCTGCAGCCGGCCATCCGAGAGGGTGAGCAGTAATTCCCCATCCTTGTCGATGACGGCTTGCGCGACGGAGACCCCATCCTTCCCATCCCGTCCAGGCTCTGGTTTGGGCAGTTCAGCCCAGGCTGCGGCCACTTCACGCGTAATCAGTGGCGCAACGTCCTCTGGGGTGACGCTCTTGCCGTCCTTGCCCGGCGCTCCGTCGATGCCGTCCTTGGGCTTCGGCAGCTCCGCGAACTGGCGATCGACGTGTTCCTTGACGATGCGATCGACGTGGACGAAATCGACCACGCCGTCCGCCCCGTCCTTGCCATCGATACCATCGCGCGGAATGGGAATCTTCGCGACGGCCGCTTCGATTTCGTGCGTAATCAGCGGAGCGACGTCGGCCACGGTGACACTCGAGCCGTCAAGTCCTGGCGCCCCGTCCTTGGGCACCGGCAGTGCGGCGACCGCGCATTGGACTTCGTGCTTGATAAGCGGGGTGACGTCTTCAAGCGTGACGCTCGCTCCGGGTTCGCCTGGCGCTCCGTCTTTGGGAATCGGGATCGCGGCGACGGCCGCCTGCACTTCGTTCTGAATCAGGGGCGCGACGTCGTCCAGCGTGATGCTCTGCCCATCTTTCCCGTCGAGCGGCGGCGGGAGCGCCGAGACGGCGGCGGCGATTTCACGCGTGATGAGGGGGGCCACATCCTCGACGGTGATGCTCTTGCCTTCTGGGCCGGCTGGTCCGGGGGCGCCTTGAATGCTTTCGCCAGAAGGGCCAGCAGGGCCCATCGGCCCTTCGGTGCCAGGTTCACCTTGCGGTCCTGGTGGTCCGGCTGGACCAGGAATAGTGGCACGCGTTTCGAGCGCGGCAATCCGCGCAGAGAGGGCGTCTGCCACTCCCTGAATCGTGGACAACACAGCGTCGATGAATTTCTCCATCAGGGCCTCGGGGTATCCGTCGTGCGGAGAAGTCCGCGCGCGCTCGCTTGGACGAGAAAACTCTTCGCATAGAGTTCATCCTCGTCCACCGCTTTCGGCTGTTGGTCGGCTGGTGCAGGTGCTAATTCCTTCGGGGCCGCTAGTGCCGGCGATGGCATGCTCCCCGGCGGTGGCCGTGAACTCAGTTGGTCGAGCGGCCACTCTTGCTGCTGCGCGAAGACGTTCTCGCCGCCCTTCACCGGAGTGAGGCTGAACAACTTACGCGCTTCATTCGGCGTAAACACCGACCCGTCCACGCCGGATTTCGCCACGTTCATCCGGGTCGCGGTGTCCATCCGCATCAGATTGTCCGTGTCGAATTCCACGCCGTAGAACTCCGGCAGGTCGAGGCCGTAATTCAGGACTTCCTCGAGCGATTCAAAGTGGTATTGCAGACACTGCGCATAGAACTGCAACGCGAGGGTTTCTGGCGACGTGTAGGGCGGCGCCTGACCCCCGACGGCGAGATACATCGGCACGTGCAGAACGCTGCAGACCTTTTCGTCGCCCCACTTCAACTGATTCATCAGTTCGGCGTCGACGGCCGACATCATCTTGAGCGGCTCGAATTTCATGCCGTCGCCGAGGGCGACTACCGCGCCGAGGCCAGCGTCCCCGGTGTATTTCTCGCGCCAGTCCTGCTCGAGCCGGTCGGCGGTATCGGCTGAAATCGGTGTCGGACACAGCAGCAACCCCCCGAGCGGACTCCCCCGCTCCGCGAACTTCGTGCTGTTCTGCGTCAACCGCATCGTCTGCACGATCGGCAAGCCGGCGGCGACCAGCGGCGAGAGGCCGACGAGCGGCTGCCCC